TTCTGTAAGCCCTCAAGAAGCAAACAAAATGAAAGCCGCTTATGTTGGCAGAGCTAACAGCGTCAATTTCTCTGGTTCAAATACTGCTCAAACTATGTTTAATAAAACACTAGCAGGAATAACTCCTGATGTAGCGGTTAATCAAACCATACTAATTAAAGCTGAAACTGCAGGAGCTGATTTATACGGTTCTGTAAATGGTCTTGGTGTAGTGTTCTCAAATGGTGCAAATGATTTCTTTGATAATGTTTATAATCAAATTTGGTTTAAATTTGCAATGGAAGTTGCAGGATTTAACTACTTGAGACAAACTAATACTAAAATCCCTCAAACTGAAAAAGGGATGGACGGATTGAAAGCCGCTTTAGCTAAGGTTTGTCAAACTGGAGTAAATAATGGAATTATTGGGACTGGTTTAACTTGGAACTCACCAGAAACCTTCGGTAATCCAGATGACTTTAGAAGAAATATTACTGATGCAGGTTATTATATTTATAGCTTGCCAATAGCTCAACAATCACAAGCAGAAAGAGAAGCAAGACAAGCTCCTCTAGTACAAACTGCTATTAAATTTGCTGGTGCTATTCATTCAGTAGATATTATTGTTAACATTGAAAGATAATTAAATTATGGCTACAAATACTTTAACAGGAAATGACACTATCACAATTAATGATAGGGTTTTGACTGATTTCGGCGATGGCTCAGTTGTTGCAATCACTTTTCCAAACGAACTAGTTGCAGTAAAAACTGGCAAAAATGGCAACGCTGTTTATTCTCTTAATGAAACTGGCAGGCAAGCCGATGTTGAGTTGAGAATTTTAAAAGGCTCAAGCGATGATAAATTCTTAAATTCACTTAAATTAAGCATGGAAGCAGATATAGCTTCTTTTGCTCTTTTAAGTGGCGAGTTTGTAAAAAGAATCGGCGACGGTCTTGGTGGTGTTAGTAGAGAGATCACTTCTTTAAATGGTGGTATATTTACTCAATCAATAGACACTCAATCTAATGTTGAAGGTGATACCGAGCAAGCTTTGTCAGTTTATAGATTAAGATTCTCGAACGGAACTAAAACAATAGCATAATGTCAAAAGAATTAAAATTTGATAATGGAGATGAAGCGGTAATAAATATCGCTTCATTTTCTAATAGTTTAAGTCTTAAAAATGCGATTTCAAAATCTTTGCTAGCTCAAGGCGTTAAACTAGCCAATATCGATATTAACAATGTAGATTCATTATTAGATGCTATTTTGGCGGCTGATAGTGATGAAGCGGTTAATAAAGCAATATTTACTTGTTTAGCTAAATCAACATATAATAAAGAAAAAATAACTTTTGATATTTTTGAAGATGAAAAAGCAAGGGAAAATTATTATGAAATTGTTATTGAATGTTTAAAAATTAATTTAAGCCCTTTTTTGAAGCCCCTTATTTCAAAGTTGAAAGCGTTTTTTCAAAACAGGGTAGAAAACCAAAAATTGAAATAAGAGCTAGTGAGCTAGATATAATTTGTCTAAGATTAGCTAAGGCAGGGTACGGAGGGGGCGTACCTCAAAACATTGCAGAAATGAGTTGTGATTGGGTTTTAAAAATCTTGCAATATGAGGATTTTTGCAATGATTACGAACGAGAATTGTTAGAAATAAATAAAAATGGCTAGTCTTGGAGAATTATTTATAAGCTTAGGAATTAAGGCTGATGAAGCAAGTCTTAAAAGAATAGATAATGGTATTAAATCACTTAGAAACGGAGCGTTCGCATTATCTGCCGCTTTTACTGGTGCTGTTTATGGCTTAAATAAGTTTGTTGATGGTTCTTTACAGGGAGTAGTAGCTCTTCAAAATTTATCTAATCAAACAGGTTTAGCAATTGAAGGATTGCAAAAATGGCAACAAGCAGGGCAATTATCTAATCTTGCAATTAGTGCCGAGCAAATAGCAGGGTCAATAGGTAATGTACAAAAAAACTTAGCTCAAATTAGAATGGGTCAAGGCAACCTTGCCCCTTTTCAATTACTAGGCATTGATGTAATGGGTCAAGATGCTTTCGGCGTTTTAGATCAATTAAGAAATTCAATACAAGGCTTAGACTCAGCAACGGCAACAAATCTAATTACTCAAATTGGATTAACTCCTGATTTTATAAATCTTCTTAGATTAAGTAGAAAAGAATTTGAAGCCTTAAGCGAAAACACTTTTTTAAATAAAAAACAAAGAGAAGAAATAGACAAAGTAGGAACTAGTATAAAAGCCCTACAATTAAGAATGGGAGCTTTAAAAGATCAAGCGGTTGCAAAAATAGCCCCCTTACTTAATGACTTAGTACAAGACTTTTTCAAGTGGCTTAGTGATAATGGCGATAAAATAGTTAATACTATGTCAGATTTTGCCAAAGGCTTTGCTATGTTTACTCAAGCAATAGGAAATGCTTTTAGTGTGTTAACTGGCTTTTTGTCAAATATAACAGGAATGGAAAGCGGAACTAAGGCTTTAGCAATTGCCTTTGGTGCTTTAACTTTGGCAATGCGTCCAATGTTATTAGGTTTTACTGCTTTGCTTTTAGTCTTAGATGATATAGCGGTATTCCAAAGAGGAGGGGAAAGTTTAATTGGTAGCTTCTTTGATGTGTTTAAAAATGGTGAACTAACAACTCAAATTACAACAATTGCAACAGCTATTGGGGTTTTATCGCTTGCTTTAGGTGGTATAACTGGAAGTCTAAAAACAATTAAGGGTCTTGGTGGAATAGGTGCGGTATTAGGTGTAACTGGTCTAATATCTCAAGCTCCAGAACTAGGTAAAAAGTTTGCTTCCTTTTTGGAAGAAAAAACAAATATTGGAGATTTTATTGATAAATTACTTGGAAACGATCTAGCTTCAATTAATCAACGCATGGGGTTAAATACTGCTTTAAATGCCAATATAACTAATAATGTTACAATTAATGGAATACAAGAGCCAAAGGCGGTAAAAGATGAATTATCAAGAGGGCTAGATGTTATAACAACACAAAGCCTTAAAAAGGTTCAAATTAATCAAGGTAATAATTTAAAATAATATGCCAGTACCAAGTTTTGATAAAGTCACTAATACAGCAGATTTAGCTAGTAATTTAACTAGTAAATATGTTGTCTCGCCTATTGCCAATTTAGGACTTGCAGGGCTTGCCTTTGATATTTATGAAGAGCATAAAATAGAATTGCAATCAGATATAACGGATCACTACACAGAAAAAAACACAGCAATTCAAGATCATATAGCGGTTAAGCCCTTAATGTGTACGCTTCGCGGTTTTGTAGCTGAATTAGTAAGCGAAAGAGCTGATCCAAAAGGAGAATTTGTAGAGCTTTTTCAAAAACTAACTGTAATTAATAGCTATGTACCTCAAGTAACGCAACAAGCAAAGCAAGTCAAAAATTTAATTACAGGTCAAAAACAAGATAAAGTCAAATTGCTTAATGATTCAATTGGGACTGGCGTTGATCTTTTCAAAACATTTAAAGAATTAAATCCGCCAAAAACAAAGCAGGCTAAGGCTTATAATTTTATCAAAGCTTTATTTGATGCAAAACAATTAGTCGGTATTGATACGCCCTTTGGATTTCTTAAAAATATGGCAATTCAAAATGTAGTCATTATTCAAGGCAATAATGAATTTGAGTCTGATTTATCGGTTACTTTAAAACAAATTAGATTTGCTAATACTGAAACTGTAGATTTTAAAGAAAACCAATATCAAAATAGAACTAATAACCAAAGAGCAGAAATCAAAGATAAGGGCAAAGTTGAAGGTAAAAAGGTTGATAGATCAATATTAAGTAGTTTTTTTAAATAATGAAGCAAATCACAGAAATTACAAATGATGCAATCCAGCAATTAACAATAACAACAGATGCTCAAGATGAATTTGATTTATTATTGTATTATTCGGATATTCAAGAATGTTGGTTTTTTGATTTAACTTTTGGCGATTTTGAATTAAAAGGTCAAAAGATAGTTAATCATCCTAATTTATTAAGAAGTTTTAAAAATATTCTTCCTTTTGGTTTATCGGTTGCCACAAATGATGGTGGGGAGATATTATTTATAGATGATTTTACAACTAGCAGAGCTTTTTTATATATTTTAGAAAAAGATGAAGTTATAGCAACTGAAAATGAATTTTTTAAATAATGAAATTCAATAGAAAGTTTAGATTATTAATTGAGATAATTGAAAACGGAGAAACAAAAACTTTGGAAATAAAAAGCCCTTTAACGATTCAATTTCAAATTGAAAGAAATTCGGCTAGTAGTTTAAATAGTGCATCAATTAGAGTTTATAATCTAACTGAAAATAATCGAAACGCTATTTTCCAAAATATCTATGATATAAGAAATGCACAATCTAGGCGTAAAGTTATTTTACAAGCTGGATATGGCGATGAATTATCAACCATCTTTATTGGTGGTATGAATGAAGCCTATTCTTATAGACAAAGTACGGAAATAATAACTTTTATAAATGCTTTAGATGGCGGAATTGAGGCTTATAATTCATATATTAATAAAACTTTTGAAGCAGGACTTACAAAAGAGAATCTATTTAAGGAATTAGCGAAATCTTTAGGTTTACCTATTGGCACTATTGGCGAAACTCAAGGAGAGTCAAAAAGAGGGGTCGCGGTAAATGGCAATACTTTCACACTACTTAAAAAGGATTTTAAAGATGAGTTTTTTATTGATCTTGGAACTATACATAAATTAAAACCTAATGAAGCAATAAAAGGCAAAGTACCATTGATTAATAGCGATACTGGTTTATTAGGTACGCCTTTATTGCAGGGGGTTTATTTACAAGTAGATTTAATATTTGAGCCTAGATTAAAAGTCGGTCAATTAATTCAAATTGAATCATCATTTAATAAAAAATTTGATGGTCAATATAAAATAATCGGTATTAGGCATAATGCTATAATATCAGAAGCCACAAGCGGAGAAGCGACTACAACCTTGCAATTATTGTTAGGTAATAAATTACTAGGAGGATTAAAACAGGTATGACAATATTTAGAGGCGAGCCAGATTTATCGGACATAATGGACAATTTAAAAGATGATGTTTTTACTGAGTTAAATTGTCATAGAATAGGGGTTATACAAAGCTTTAATCCGTCTAATCAGACAGCAACAATCAAATTAGTTGATAAGGGTATAAGAGAAACGCCGGAAGGTGATATTATTCAAGAATATTCTTTATTACAAGATTGCCCTGTTTTGATAGCTAAAAGTTTACTTGGAGGCTTAACAATACCAATTAATCAAGGCGATACTTGTTTAGTTGTTTTCAATGATAGAGATATTGACAACTGGTTTAGTGATGGCTTAG